TATTATATTATTTATTATTTATGTAATAAATAATAAATAATATAATAATTATATATTATTAATAATATATAATATCACGTACTAGAGTACCGCACATAAGGGGTTTTTCCTTAGTTATTTTTTATACTTTGAAACTAGAGTACCGCACAATAATAAAAAAGGTTTATATTTTATAATAAATAGTGATAACTACTGATATTTCCGTATAATTCACTCCAGAATCTTAGGTTTTTTATTGTTTCTTAGGGATATCTACAATATGTATCTTACTAGTTATTTTTCATTATTTGTTAACTTTTCTTGATTTTTGATATTATATAATATGTTAAAGTAATATAACCTTATAGCTAAGGTATGTATATGAAACTTGTAGAAACAGAATTCAAATCCTTTTGCACAAAAACATTTGGAGATGAGTGGGGTGATAAAGTTTATAAATTCTATAGAAATTTATATTTCCCATCTGGAAATGACTTTTTTGCTCGGAAAAAAAGTGCTACAATTACACAAAAGCGTATAAAGAATATTACATACTTACTTGAGAAATATGGAAGAGAAGCTTTTATTGAAGGTATTATTAGACATGCTGAAGCTAATAAATCAGGTGTGCTACCTACACTTAGTGTACTTTATTTTGCAAAGATTGTAGAGAATGTAGCTAAGGAACAACAATCACTAAAACAACAAGTTAAAGTTAAACAAGAACCACTATTACAGAAAACATCAACTCATATAGTGATACCTAAGAAAGGATTATTAGTTCGTCAAGATTATGAAGAAGATTTTTACAACTACAGTTATATATGTGAATGTGGTAATGAGGTAAATCCTTGGCAGAATACTTGTCCATACTGCAAAGCTACATTCGATTGGCAATCTGTTTCTATATCTTCAAAAACACAATTAAATAAATAAAGGAGCATTAATTATGATACTTGTGTTTGGTGATACACATATTGGTTACAAGTTTTATGGAGATAGTTTTAACTCTAAAACAGGTTTAGTTGCTTCAGAAGAATCTGCGTTTAGAGTATTTGAGGAAGTGTATGAGATTGCTCAGCAACCAGATATTGATTTGATTATACATACTGGAGATGTGTTTCACTCTGCTACTCCTACAACAAAAAATATTCATAGATTAATTAATATCTTGCATAAGTTTTCCTCACTTGATAAACCTTTCATTATGATTACAGGCAATCATGATGTTTCATATTACAGTCATAGTTTTATCTACTTGCATTCAGTTGCACTAGACCTTAAGAATATCCGTATAATTGACTCATTAGATAATAGTACTAATACATTACAGTATTATGATTGGAGCATTGTTTTTGTTCCCTATGTATTATCTAATGATTTATTAGATAAAGACTCTTTAGTTAGAAATTCAGTTGAATCTTTGTTATCTAATCCATTAAGTGAAAAACAAATAATTGTGTCTCATCTTCAAGAAGCATCATGTAGAAAAGGAACGGAAGGACAATTAATTTCGCATTCAGTACCTGTTATTGATATCAATAGATATGAAAAGAATGCAACAACATTGTTATTGCTTGGTCATATACACACACCTCAAATTTACTCAAACTCTTCAATCACAACTGTATATCCTGGGTCAGCTATTCCTATAGATTTTAGTGATGTGAACAATCCAAGAGGATATGTTCTTGTTGACAAATCTGGGATGTGTACTCAAAAGAAATTTACTACAGTAAGAAACTTTAAAACAATTATAATTCCAGATAATATCTCAGATATATATGCATATATACAACAACTTAGGTTATATCCTAATGATGTATATTTTATACTTGTAAAGGATTACCATGTTGTAGATCGTAATACAGTTAAGGAAATTTTACGATCAAAAAATGCAACATTAGGTGATGTAAGAATTGCTTCAAGTGAAGAAATCACACTACTTCATGATATAAATACTAACACAGGTATACAAACATTTGTGAACCCTGCTGATATTTTGCATAACTATATTGACCAGATTGATATGGTTACATATGGGTTAGAACAGTCATCTAAAAATACATTACTATCATTAGGTTTAAATATTCTTCAAGAGGTGAGATAATGGGTATCCATTATATTAAATCAATCCAATTACAAAATTTTGGGTCATATTTAGAAACTAACGAAGTTTTAATTCCTTTGGGCCTCACGGCTGTTGTTGGGGAACATGATGTTGATCCTTTAAGAAGCAATGGTGTAGGTAAATCAACATTTGTTAATTCTATCCTTTATGCACTTTATGGCGAAGGTGAATTCACACTTGTTGATGAGTTGGTGAATGATAAAAATAAAGATAAAAAAATGGAAGTTATACTTACATTTATAGATTCAGCTGGAAAAGAAATTTGTGTTAGAAGAGGCCGTCAAAAAGGACAGTCTTTCATAACTATTTATGAAGATAATCAACAAATAGATGCAAAAGGAGTTGCTGCATCACAAGAGTATTTACTTAATGTGTTACAAATGGATTATAATATGTTCACCTCTTCTGTTTTCTTTGAGCAAGGAAAGTTAGATAAATTTATTGATGCAGAACCCAGTGTAAGACGTTCTTATGTTGATAAAGTACTGGATTTAGATATATGGCGAAAAGGTTTTAAGCTTTTACAAAGTAAAACAAAAAAGCTTGAAACTGATAAGAAAACAAAAGAAGAAGTCATTGGTAAGTTAACTATACAAAAATCTGAATTAGAGAATGAATTAAGATTATACAGCAATGTAGAGCAAGAACTTGAAAATGTTAAAATCAAATATACAGAAATACAAGACAAAGTTAAATCAATTGAAAGCATCTCTACATTAATTACACAGTTACAAGATTACGAAAAAAGAATACAATCATCACTCAAACGAATTAGTACATATGATACAACACTAAAATCAATACAATCACAATTAGATAAACTAGAAAAAGAAAAACTTGCTATAGTACAAAAGCTGAATGAATTTGAATCAACTAACATAGATACTAACAAGCTTAAAGAAGAAATTGAAGTTTTAATGTTAAAAAAATCAGATATTCAACACAAAATAAAAAAGTGTGAAGAAGCATTTTCTAACTCACTTACATTGGTTAGTAAATATAAAGCTCAACAGAAATCATATGAAAATCAACTTGGAAAACTAAAAGAAGGTAAATGCCCTACTTGTTTTCAAACTATTACACAAGATTATATTACTCAGTATAACAAACCAATACAAGATAAGATAAAAGAATTAGCAGTAGCAATTGAATCTAGTGAAGCTGAAGTAAATAAGAGTACAGAAGAAAAATCAAGTTATGTTAAAGAACTTGAAACTATTGATGCATCTATTTTCTCTTTAAACAATAAAATACAAGAGTATACATTACAATACAGTTCACTTCAAGAATCAGTTGCTAGGATACAATCATCAGTCTCACTACTTACTAATCAATTACAAAATAATCAAGTTCTTTTACAGCAAGAACAGCAAGCACTAAATGAATTAAATGAATCTGCTGAAAAAGTAAAACAAGAAATAGCTTCAAAAGAAAATCTTATGAAAGAAAGGAATAGTATATATACAGAATATCAAAAACTTGAAAAAGAAATTGATATATTAAACCAAAAAATAGGTAGAAAACAAAGTATTACAAATATGCTCAATCAAATACAAAACTCATTAGATAATGAATATGAGCAAGTGAATGATATAGTTCATCATATTAAACTGCATGATATATTGACAAAAGTATTTCAGAAAATACCTTCTGACTTATTTTCTAGTTCAGTTTCTTTAATTACTGCAACTAGTAATTCTTTAATACAGAAAATACTACCTGAAATATCAGTTAATATGTACGAGGATGAAGGTGGTAAGTTACAAATTGATTTTACTACTGATGGTGTAAAGAGAAGTTACAAGCGTTTATCTGGAGGTCAGAAAACTGTTGTAGATATTGGGTTACGCTTAGGGTTTTCACATGTTATTACAACTCGCACAGCTTGCCACATGGGTTTGATTGTACTAGATGAACCTTTTGGTGCACTAGATACTAAAAATAGAACATTAGTGGAGAGGGTTCTTTCAAGTCTTACACAGATGTTTACACAGATACTTGTTATATCTCATGTAGGTAATATTGAAGTATATCCTCATGTTATTACAGTAAGAATGAATTCAGACAATATTAGTTATATTAACTAGGAGGTTGCATGTTGTTACAAAAATTATATGATAGGTTTCTTTCTGATACAGGCTTAGAAGATGATATTTACAAGTCAGTTTTTCTTAAGCTAGGTAGTGTTCTAGAAATTATAAACAATTTGCAGATTTCTAGTGCTAAAATTGATTTAGGTAACCATAGTTATGTTAAACTGCTTGATTTCCAAAATATAAACTCAATTGATATAAATGAGTTTGATGTAATTTTTAATCTTTTTACAGATGCTATTACATATGATAAAAATGATTTAGTGCGTGTAGATTTTATTCCTAGCACAGATTCGATTTCAGCTATTAATGGTATGATCACAGTAACGGATGATTTATTAACTATAAAAAAGAGTGGAATGTATATATTGATGTTTCCTAAGTACCCATTCACAAATATTTGCTCTGAGTTTTATAAATACTTCCCTATATTTACTACATTATTTGTAAATCCTTTACCTGCTATACCAGAACCTTTAGTTATTGTATTTAAAGCTAAAGATAAGGAAACTACGGATGATGTAGCTATACATAAAGGTTCTGTGGAAACTATACAGAAACGTATTTCTCAAAAGCAATCATTAATACAAGGCTTGAACGAGGAGCTATCATCCTTACTACAGCAACTTGCTTTACTAGATTCAAAAAGAAAAGAACTCCAGCAAAAACTATATGAGATTGATTCTTTTGGAGACACAAGAAAAACATTGCTTACGGAGAAAGATACATTTCTTATACAATACCATGGACTGGAAGATGGTGAAAAGAGATTAGCTGAGCAGATAGCACTTCTTGAAAAAACACTTGATGAGGTGAACAAAGTATTTATCTCCTATCAAAATACTCAAGTTAAGGAAGCATTAAAGAATGAAGCAGATACATTGCAGCAGTTGCGTACTAAGAAAATACTTATTGAAAAACAGATAAATACATTAAATGAGTTGCTTGAAAATTCTAGAATACAAAAAGATGCAGTTATTGCACAATTGCAAGAAGTTAATAGCCGGTTGGAAGAACTAGATAAAATAGATGTTAAACAGCTACCTGTTATACAAAAAGAATTATCTGCTGTAGTAGAAGAAGTTAATAGTTTACAAAACAAAGTTTCAGGATTACAAAAACGAGTTGAGATTGAAACACAATCATTATCTACATTACAATCACACCATATGTCTGAAGTATATTCATCAGTTGCGTCTGCTAATACAGAAGATATTTACAGATTTCTCTCAACTAGTACTAAAACACAATATGTTACAGTTGTTGAAAACTACATTAGGTATTTTGTTGCTTATTACGTGCAGAAATATGCTTCTTCTCTTTCATCATCCTATAATGTAACTGATAGTATGTTATCTTCATTATACTTAGTGTTACATGATTGGTTTAATGTTACTCCTCCTGTTGTAATTACTCCATATAATCTTGCTATAACTAGTTCAACTAGGGTAATTAAGGTACAGTGATGAGAGTTTTACTTGAAAAACTTTTTAAAAAGAAAGTTAAAGCAGTTCCAAAATTTATAAGTGCTATTAAGAAAATAACTAGCCTTACAAATGAAATTGAAAAGCTGTCTGAGGAATTACAAGAGGAGCAAGCAAATTTTGTATTGCAATACCAAAACGAGTTTTTTCTATCATTAAAAGATTTTCTGTCAATAGTAGATACTATTGATAACTTATCAATTGAAGAGATCTTGTTATTATTTAAACATGTATCCGAAATTAAACCAGAATCTTTCTCTACAGTTACATTATATGCAATTCCAGAAAACAATCATATTGTTTTGTGTGAAGATATTCAGCGTTGTGAAGTCCATAAAGGCTTCAAAGGGAAACCTGTAAACATTGTAACAATCAAAATCTCAAAATAAGTAGCTAACCATGGATAACAATAAACAACTTGAGAATGTTGAATTAGATACTATTGAAAACAACCAAAGTGAACAAAAAGAGATTGTTGTTACACAGGAAGAGATTATAGAAGATTCTTCAGAACCGTTTGAATCTTTACAAGTTGTAGCATCAACACAGAATGCGGATACTATTAATAAAGTGCATACTCCTGAAATAATAAAAACATTATCGCAACATGGAAAGTATATACGTAAGTCACTACTATGTCCTGTATGTTCAAGAACTGACCACGCCCAAATCAACTTAATGCGTGCTAGAGATCATATGTCTATTTCTGAAATATCCTCTGCAACAGGCATTCCACCTGGTTTATTAGAGAAGCATTTTGAAAAACATTATCTTATTTCACCTCAAAATCAAAAAATCTTAGCTTTAAAAGAAGATACAAGTCAAGAAGCTAAAGAAATTGTTGCTAAGCTTATGTCAGGAGAGATTGACATACATGGAAGTCTAGCAGCTGTGTTAAAAGGAAAAGCACAAAGGTTGAATGAAATCTATTCTACACTTAATGAATATAATGCACGTAGGGATATTGATTTTGATGGATTATCATCATTTGAAATTGAAGAGTGGGTAGCACTTAATAAGCTTGCTACTGAAATAGAGAATTCAATTGTTAAAACAATTCATCTTGCGGATAAAAAACTTTTTGGTTTATCTAAAAATGTAGAAAAATCTGCTGTACAAGCATATGAGTTACAAATACTTTCAAAAATGATTGACTCAATTCAACTTGCCCTTCGTGATATAGAAAGTGAAGGAGAGGTTGAGAAACTTGTTATTCAAAAAATACGAAGGAAATTAGCTGATTATTTTAATGCAATGGAAGATGCTATACTTAAATCTTCCACACTCCTGAGTGATACAGATCAAGAAAATAAGTCATAGGAGGTTATTTATTATATGAACGATAAACTATGTATAAAAGTAAAAAAACTTAGAGAAGATGCAATCTTACCTGTACATGGTACACAAGGTTCTGCAGGGTGGGATCTTTGTTTAGCTGAAGATGCTGTACTAGAACCATTTACAATTTATAAGCTTCCAACAGGCTTGAGTTTTGAAATACCTGAAGGCTATTACATGGATGTGCGACCCCGCTCAGGTCTTTCTCTAAAAGGTTTTGTATTAGTTAACTCTCCTGGTACAATAGATTCAGACTACCGAGGTGAAGTATTTATTTTAGCAAGGTTTATACCTATTGGGATTGATGACATATCACTAAAGCTTGAAAAAGGTAGTAGAGTCGCACAAGCTATATTTCTTCCATACATACAACCTGAATTTGATGTTGTAAACAACCTCAGTGATACTGAACGAGGTGTAGGGGGTTTTGGTCATACTGGAATCTAGTACTAGGTTAGGTGCTATTATGCAAACACAGTTGATTAAAATAACATCATACGTTACTAAATCTTTATTGCTTAATAATACTAAAGATTGTGAGACTTGTTTAAAACCACGTTCAGATAATACATGTAGAGCTTGCAAAGGACTTGTAATATGTCCTGTTAACAAGCATCATGCTGTAACAACTAATATGCACGGTGATTTTGTATGTACAGTATGTAAGAAAGTAATCGGAGGACAATATGAAAAGTACTAATATTGATAAATTTATGCAAAGAATCTCTTATAATGTATGGTATGATACATATAAGTGGCAAGATGATTCATGTTATGAAGATACATGTAAGAGAGTTGTAGAGTTCATGTTACAGGATGAAAAACCAGAAGATGTAGATACGTATAGATCAAAATATTTTGAACTACTCTTTTCTTTTAAATTTTTACCTGGGGGTAGGATCTTATCAAATGCTGGTACAGGTCTTAATGGTGTTACATTAGTAAACTGTTTTGTTGATGGTTTGTATGGGCATGATCCAGATAGTATTATAGGTATTTATGAAGGCTTAAAGCGACAGGCACAGATACTGAAATCTGAAGGTGGATACGGTTTTAATGTTGATGTATTAAGACCTAAAGGTGCTTTTGTTAAAGGAATAGGTACAGAAAGCCCTGGTGCTGTAACAATGCTTAACTTATGGGACACTTCTTCTGCTGTTATTACATCAGGTGTTATTAAAAAGAAACAACAACAACTTGGAAAAAATAAAGTAAGAAAAGGTGCACAACTTGCCTGTATGAGTGTATGGCACCCAGATATTGTTGAGTTTGTTACAGCTAAGCAAACTCCTGGGGTACTTACTAAATTCAATCTATCCGTGCTTGTAACTGATAAGTTCATAGAATGTGTTAAGCATAACAAACCCTGGCAATTAATCTTTCCTGAAACATCTTTTGAGAAATATTCAACTGAATGGGATGGAAACATTGAAAAATGGATTAGCAAAGGTTACCCTATCAATGTATGGCATGAATTTAAAGATGCTAATGAGCTGTGGGAATTAATCATACGATCTACATATAAACGTAATGAGCCTGGAGTTATTTTTATTGATAGATACAATGAGTTGAATAATCTGTATTATACAGGTGAATATATCTCTTCTACTAATCCTTGCGGTGAACAAGGGCTACCTGTAGGAGGTGCTTGTTGTCTAGGTCACATCAACCTCACACAGTATGTAAATAGTAATAAAACTGATTTTGATTATGATAAACTTGCTGAAGATATTCCTTTCATGGTTCGCTTTCTTGATTCTGTTAATTCCTTATCGCAGTTTCCATTAGAAATACACTATGAGCAAGCTAAAAACAAACGTCGTATAGGGTTAGGTTATACAGGATACGGGTCAGCATTAGTTATTTTAAAGATACCTTATGGTTCGACAAAGTGTTTGGAGTTAACAGAAAAACTGTGTAAGTTTGTTACTAATACAGCATATCAATCATCAGCATTACTTGCTAAAGAAAAAGGGCCTTTTCCTTTATTTGAAGCTAAGAAATTCTTGCAGTCAAAGTTTGTAAAAAATGCACTAACAGAAGAAACATGTTCTATGATACGAAAGTATGGACTACGAAACTCTCATCTAACAACTGTTGCTCCTACAGGAAATACAGGTATACTTGCTAATAATGTATCAGGTGGATTAGAACCAGTTATTGATTTTTCATATGTTAGAAATGTTATTGTAGGTACTGCACCCCTTGATTTAGTATTGCCTGAATCAATTGATTGGGCACATCAGAAGTATACAGTAAGTAATGGTTGGAAGTGGAGACTTGAAGGAGATCAGTTTGTATTATATAAAACCCATACTGACGGATATGTATATAAAATCACTCAACACTCCGGTTTACAACGTGAGGAAATTGTCTATGATTATAGTATGTTAGTATTAGGTGATTCATTTGACAAAGATGCTGATTATGCAAAGTCTATAAACAACTTAAAAGTTGAAGACCATATCCATGTTATGAAAATATTTGCAAAGTATGTCGATAGCTCTATTAGTAAAACAGTTAATGTTCCAGAAGATTATCCGTACGAAGATTTTAAGAATGTGTATATAGCAGCATATGAAACAGGTTACATTAAAGGCCTAACAACTTTCCGATTTGGTACAATGTCAGGTGTAATACAAGTTACAGATGATAAGAGCAAACATATAGCTGTACAAGCACTAGAAAGGCCTAAAGCACTTCCCTGCCATGTGCATAAAGTTATGATAAAAGGTGAGCAGTGGGTGGTGTTTGTTGGTTTACATAACAATAAACCTTATGAAGTGTTTGCAGGAAAGGTTGACCTTGTCGATATACCCTCTACTATCAAAGAGGGAATGATAGTTAAAGTAGGAAAAGGAAAATACTCATTTGAGTATGATGGTCAAGTTATTGTAAAAGATATCTCTAAAATCTTTGATTGTGCTGCTTATGAAAGTATTACAAGGTTACTTTCTACGTCATTACGATATGGTGTACCTATAACATTTATTATTGATCAGTTAAGTAAAGCAAAAGGGGATGTGACTGATTTTTCAAAATCAATTTTGCGTGCATTAAAAAAGTATGTAGATTCTGGTGCTCAGTCTACACTTGAATGTCCAAATTGTCATACACCATTGACATATACAGAAGGTTGCCTAACGTGTCGTAATTGTGGTACATCAAAATGTTCATAAGTGGGGTGTTATTATGAATAAAACTATGATCTATAATAAATGGAAACAAGGACTTGAAAGCACAGCACCAAACTTAGCAGGTCCAGTAGAACTTGAAACAGGTAGTACAGTTGAATATACTATTACAGACTACAGTAATCTTTATACATATGAAATAGAAGTTCCATTTGGTAGTGCCACAATAACTGATAACACTATTTCTTGGTCGATACCTATAGGTACTACTCAAGGTGATTATACATTTACATTGAAAAGGAGTGGTTTAGTATATTCCTATATCATACGAGTAGTAATAGTACCAGAAACACCCTCAATTACGTATCCAACTACAGGTTTGACTATCAATGACTTTACATTCACTGCAACTTCTTCTCCATTTTCGTCTTCTTCTGGTTCACTGCATGTTTCTTCCGATTGGCAAGTTGCAACTGATTCTGCTTTTTCAAACATTGTTTTTCAAAGTTTGAATAACACAACTAATAAAACCTCAATTCAAATTACAGTGCCGTCTGATAATACATATTATATTAGAGTCAGATATAAAGATTCAAATAACAGGTATTCACAATGGTCAAGTGCAGTGAGTTTCAACATTAATGCAGTTCCAAACAGTGAGTTTCAAATCTTGACAGCTTCTGACAAAGCAGAGTATGACAACTTCGGCTACTCTGTCTCAATTTCAGGAAACGTAGCAATTATAGGTTCGTATCTTGCTGACACAGGTGGACTTTCAAATGCGGGCAAAGCTTACATTTTTAGATACAATGGAACCTCATGGATACAGGAAGCTATTTTGACAGCTTCTGACAAAGCAGCGTATGACCAGTTTGGCAACTCTGTCTCAATTTCAGGAAATGTAGCAATTGTAGGTGCGATTATTGCTGACCCAGGTGGAATTTCAGCTGCAGGCAAAGCCTACATTTTTAGATACAATGGAACCTCGTGGATACAGGAAGCTATTTTGACAGCTTCTGATAAAGCAGCAACTGACTACTTTGGCTGCTCTGTCTCAATTTCAGGAAATGTAGCAATTGTGGGTGCGTATTTTGCTAGCCCAGGTGGAATTTCACATGCGGGCAAAGCCTACATTTTTAGATACAATGGAACCTCGTGGATACAGGAAGCTATTTTGATAGCTTCTGACAAAGCAACGAATGACTTCTTCGGCTGCTCTGTCTCAATTTCAGGAAACGTAGCAATTATAGGTGCGTATTATGCTAACCCAGGTGGAATTTCAGGTGCGGGCAAAGCGTATATTTTTGTATGAGAGTAACTATGTTACTTAATAATTTTCATAATTATATACATAATCCTATATGGTCTGGTTACAATACAGTATTTATCATCTCTCATGTTTATTCTCAGATTGATATGCTTGAGCAGATATTATACGCAAATAAATTTACAGATACTGATGTATGTATAAGTTGTGGTGAGTTTTTTCAACTACAATCTCCTCCATTCACAGTAGAAGAAGTATATACATGGTTATTCTATCATCCTAATGTACTTTTACTAAAAGGTGATGCAGAGTATGCGTTGCAAACAGCTCTAGAAGACATAAACACCTCACTTATACAAGATTCTAAAATAAAAGGAGAGTTATACGCGTTACTAAGTTATTTGTCTATAATAGTGAAAATTAAGGATATGGTATATTGTGCCTCAACGAGTGAAAAGCTTACTGATCTATTCATTTATCAAGTATTATTTCAGCAGAAGAAAAAAGAACAAGATTTTGAGGTTAAGAATTTCAACTTTGATGATATAATTATATATAGAGGTATACATCATAATAAACACCAACAAGGAACACTAAGCTATATTATACTATATAAGTGAGGATTACAATGAAAGAGCGAGCAATTTTAGCAGAACTTAAATCTCTTTTGTTACATGCAAATGATGAATATAAGATACATAAAGCTGTAAATTTTTATAGACAAAACAGAAGATTCATATGTGCAAGTGAAGAAGTATGGGATTTGCTCAAATCTATAAAGAAAGAAGATCTAAAAGAACTCTTTCTTAGTAAGAAAGAAGCAGAGATTGGATTAACTGTCAGGTCAAGATTAACAGGTAAACTTGGTAAGATTATTAATCTTAAGAAAGATGGCTTTACTATTGAGGTAAAATGGGATGAAGGAGGCTCTCAGATACTTCCAATTGACCTTTTATATGTAGTTGATAGGAAGGAGGAAGCATACTTACGCAAACCTTTAGCATTTGGTAGATTAGTAGATTATGATAGAAGTGATATTGATCCTTACAAAGGTATGGGCAACACTCCTAAAATTTTTAACTCCCGTATTAAAAAAGAAGCTTCAGCTAAGAAATTTTATGTAGTTTATCCTTTTTCAAGATTTGTTGACCATCTTGCTTCTGTGGAGGCTCAAAGTGGTACAAAGTATCAGAAAGATGATATTATCACTATGTTGTGTGCACAATATGATTTACCAGAAACTTCATTAAAACGATCTTTCTTTAGTACACAAAATAAACCTGAAGTAATTGATACTACAGAATATCCATTAAAATATGTAGCCTGTGAGATATGTTTCTTTCCTAATGGAAAAGAAGCACTTCTTCCTATCTATACTGTAGATTTGCATAAACCTGTTACATATGTAGCATATTCAATCTAACAACAAGGAGATAAAAAATGAAAGATGAAGAAAAAATTATTGAAGAAGTAAAGAAAACTATTTCAAGCATATTGTTTAAGTATCTAAAAGGTTCTATTCCTGAAACAGACCTTATAAATGCTGCAAAAGAGATTATAAAGATTGTTAAAGGTAGCAACTAAGAATGAGCATAATTGATTATCAACAAGAAACACTGTCACCTGAGATCTGGGATTTATCAACGCTGCTACTAAAAAAAGATGTTGAAAATTTCTTGCTTTCTAAAGTTGATGATTTTTTCAACCAACTACTTAGTGTGCCTAAACCATATATTAAAGGGGTGGTTGTTAAGGATATACTAATTGCTTCTTCACTTGCTTCATACTTTTATACGAAGTATTCTGACTTTGATATTAAAATCATTTACTCACTTGAGCAGTTACTTACATATGTACCTGAGTTAGTTAATACTAAAGATATAAGTTCATTTCTAACAGAATTAGGTCGTAATAGAATTTTAAATGTAGAAGTTCCGCGTACGTATCACAGACTTGATCCTTTTTTTATATCACAAGATGATTCAAAAAATCTTAACTACCGAAAGTTTGATTCTCTTTACTCAGTTTTTAAACAACAATGGTTAAAACCTCCTAAGCATATTTCATATGAAGATATGCTTAAAGTTGTTGAAATAGCAAAAGAGAAAGCCCAACCTTTCTTAGATAAGATAGCTAAAGATATAGAAGAAGTTAGAAAAGAGAGCATTGACTTTATGATTTTGTATGATTACTTGAAAACATTACAACCGCATCAGTTAAAACAATTTAAGTCTTATATTGAAGAACAGTTATCTGATATAGATATAGCTTTACAAAAAGTTGTTACAGATGCAAATATATTAAAACTTCTAAGAAGAAAAACTTTTGAAAAATCAGAGCTTCAAACTGAATTCGAGAAGTTGATGTCATCTTTTAATTTTTCTGACGAAAATCTATTATATAAGTTTGCAACAAGGTATGGTTATCTTCGAATTCTTGTTACAATCAAACAGCTACTTGAGAGAGGCTAACGTTAATGATTAAACCAACCTTCTCTGTATCAAAGATACAATTATATCTAGAATGTCCTTATAAGTATTATCTACGTTATATAACTAAAACATTACCAGACCGCATCTCATATCATTTACAATTAGGATTAAGTTTTTCTGATATTCTTGAAGAAATTTACTATAATAGTGATATATATAATAATATAACAGAAGAGGATATTGATGTTTTATGTTCCACTTTCTGGGTACCAAAACAACTTAAGGAGAAGTTTACATTGGCAAAACAAGAAACATGGAAGTTTCTTAACTATCCTTCTCTTGCAGAAGAGAATCTACAAAAGATAGCTCTTCGTAATTACTTAAGAGAATATTTAAAAACATATGGTTTAGAAAAACCCTTTGGTGTTGAGTTAGATCTTACACAAGATTTTGGTGATTTTATCTTTACAGGAAGGGCTGACATTGTATTGTTTGTACGTGGTGAAGGGTTGAAAGTGTATGATAATAAACTAGGAGAAACGCAGTATTCTTTAGAAAATAATCTACAACTTTCGATGTATACAATTGCATTACAAAGGAAATACAAGTTACCAGTTAAAGAAGTAGGGTTACGATATGTTAAGCAAAACAAAGCTGATTACATATCTACATCAGAACTTAACTTAGAAGAATGTTTTAATACATTTTTAAGTACTATAGAGAACATTAAGAAAGAGCGGTTTTCAAAAACACCTAATAAGTATTGTAAATACTGTGGTGGGTGTGAGTATACCAATGCTGAAAGTCTTCTGTAAAGGAGTGAAAGAGATGAAAACAAAACATACAGTAATTACTGTGGAATTTCTAGATGATTCAGATATCAGAGTTAATAGCAATCAACCTGTATCAACAATTGATCTTATTCGATTGCTGGGAGTTGTGCTTTATCTGATTCCTGAAGGAGAAAGAGAGCGGGCTGTTAATTCTGTTCTAGAAATCATTGCGAATTCTGGTGTAGTACCAGTAACTGAAGAGAATGATATAAAAGAACAATAATGAACTTACAAAAGGTTTGGAATACTGTTTCAGATTGGCTTACTGGTTCTGTAACTAAAGATTTAACTTCTACAATACAGCTAACTCCTGAGGATATACAAACACAGGAGTTAGGTGGTCGTGAGTTTGTCACTGATGAAGGTTTGCTAACATTTGAGCAGCAACCAGAAGTACCCTCTACCAAACAGTATAGGCCTGATGAATTACAACAGCCTCGAGTAACTTCAATTGTATTTAATTTTAAAAATGATAATTCACTTCCTTGTCTAGAATATCTAGTTTCGTTAGGATATACAACAGGGATGTGGTTACTTAATGAGCAAACTCATGTTGAACGAGATATATGCGATGATTATCATGGATTAACACTTGATTTAAGAGCACTTCTTTCTTCTTCACAACGACAAGCACCAATTTTTACACAAAGTCACCCAGGTTGCAAATGTTATATACTGTGCCAACCACCTAGTTCTGCTGCTGAAATTCCTGATACAGCACCAGGTTTACCCTTGTATGGAACACCGGAAGAGATTCAACAAAGAAAAGAGCTATTATATGCAAACTTCTTTGCAATTCCTATTTATGCAGATTCAGTTTTAAATACATCTATTACTCAAACAGTAGCTCACTTGAAAACAAAAAATCGAGTTAAAGTTGGAAAAGCAAGTTTTACAGATGTAGATTGGAAGAAATTTATTATTCCAGTTATGCTACCTTTTGACATTATTGTCTCTTACTCTAACTTCTTGCAACAACCTTTGTTTGAGGGTAGTGTCGGTTTTCTTGTAAATGTTTATAGAGATTCTGGTTTAGGCTTTGTTTATTTTTCAAACAGAAATAGCTTATTTCCTATACATACATTTTACTTACAAGAAATTAAAAATTTTAGTAAAGCAAATATTTCTGATTTACAGCCTAACATGTTTGTTCTAGTTGAAGATGAGATAGGTATTATACATCGTATTAGTGGTGACGACATTTATTGTTACTTACCTAGACCAAATCTATTTATTATTACGCATGCGGATCTAGTTACACCATTGAGGCATGAGATTTAGGATATTCTAACAATCTTATTATTTTGTTGTTTTTGAATCTGATTGGTTTGCTTTCTTTGTTTCTTGATGTGTAGTATACTTTCAATTTTAGTCTTTACAGTTTTAAAGTCTTTATATTTTTTATAGCGTTGTAGTTGTGTTAATAATACTTGTGATAACTGTAACTTACTTTCAACTGATTTTGTTTTCTTATATTCAAGCATTAAGGATTCAATACGTTTTTTGCGTATCATGTGAATAATACATTTAGCAAAAGACTTAGTTGGTTTTACTACAGGTAAATAATACATATTATAGTTATATATACGTTTACTACTTTCTATAAGGCCTTCACGTTTAAGATTTTTTAATCTTGATATTTGTCCTTCTTCAGATGTATTAAGCATAAGTGCTAGATATTCTACAGATATAACACATGTTCGTATTTTAGTATTATTTTTTTGCTTTGCAAGCTTTTTTAGAACAAAGTATGTTTCTCTATCTCCTGGAGTAAGTGAGGGATATCCTAAGTTTATGTATAGTTCTTCAATATCCCAACAATCAAACAATAAATTATATTCTTCCATCAAAGATTGGATACGTTTAAGACTTGATAAGGTTAGCATAGTATTTCCTTTTATTTCTTTTAAATTTCTATATAACATATTTATATCAATCATTTGTATTATAACAAATTATCTTATTGAATTTTTATATTTTTTGATATATTTATATGTATAACGTAAGGAGAAATTATGAAAACACGAAAACTTATCTCTTCTAATAGTCAATCTACAACAACAGATGCAAGTTTTTTAAGATTACTAGAGCAGTTTGGTGTTATTAAAGAACGTATAAAAGTATTTAGAGAAAATTACTCGTATGAGGAATTACCAGAAGAGGAGTTTGTATTTGAAGCTACTACACTCTCTATTACTGACTTATATGATGATCAAATCATCTTAGAAGAAGTTAGTAAGATTCCACAAAAGCTTTTGATTTATGGTTGTATGTATGAATCTCAATCCAAAGTTGTGCAACTTCTAGAGGATGAGTTTGAAAGATGGTATGCTAAAAAATATATATTGTTAGAATCCGTTACTGAAAATGTTATAGATAAAGATGGAAACTTTAAAGGTACAAAAAAATTACAACGTACAGCCACTACAATAAATAATTTAATTATTTCTGAGTTTGAAGATGAATATAAATCATATCAAGATAGACTCTCAAAGGAAAAGTATAAGTTAGGATTATTAAAGTGTGTAGTACAAAGTCTTGATAACTATTCGTATAAGTTGCATTCAATACACAACCATCTACAGAAAATTATTGATAAAACAAATTAACAGCTACTGTATAAGTAACATCTAATCTAGTAAAGGAGATTTCTTATGAGACCAGAATTTCATTTTGATTTAGTATATGTTATAGCTAGAATGGCAGGGATTACTCCAGAGGACAGTTATATTATTGCAAACTGTTCTCAATATGTTGATGACCATTATCTTGATTTTCCACTACGATTTAATGATGGCCGTATATTAAAACAAATTGCTACAGGATACAAAGCATATCAAGTTAGAAAAATAATTCCACAAGATACAGGAATGGAAACCACACTTCTTTTTCACTTTCTACCTGATTCTAAAGATTTACATATAGTACCAGAAGGGACTGTTGCACAAAATATTGTTGAATATGCTCTTGCATTTAATGATCCATATCTACTTGGTATTGTTTCTCATGTGATTGCAGATACATATTCACATTGTAATTTTATTGGTACATATGATTATTATAACAAAGTAAGAGTTGTACAAGGAGGTAAAGTAGCTTCATCTTTTTTAAAGTATCTTTTTACATTTCTGCCCCCACTTGGGCATGCTTCTGTATATTCGTTACCAGATATACCCTCGTTAAGATGGTCATTCAAGAGAGGAGGTGATATTATTAAAGTAGATAACGTTGAGAAAACACAAGCTGCTCTTCTGTATCTTGGAAAAATATTTTGCAAGTATAGTTCTTCTTTCTATCATGGGGATAATCCAGAAGAACGATATGAAAGGTTTTTGCTTAAGGCTAAATCATTTTTATTGCCATTTATAGAATCTCTTCCAATTGATTCTAAGGAATGTTCTGCAAAAATTAATTATTATTTTCAACGTAATTACTTTAATATTACAGATCTTTGTGAGAAAGATATGCTTGTTTCATATGATGCTAAATCATGGTTTTCAGATACGATTGAACTACTCAAGCCTCATGGTATAGGAAACATAGCTAAACTTTTCTTAGAAAATAAGATCTTTTCTTACTATCCTTGCATCGAGAAGCAACCTTTTGAGTCAAGCCATTACGGAAGATTTTTAAGGGCTGCACAATATTATAAACTTACTGTTGTATCAGAATGCTTAAATGATATATTAATTTAACAAGGAGATACTTATATGAAAGAAAACAAGAATATAAACTCATCACAGAAATATGAAATAGTAGAAGATATAGCAATACGTAAGAAATGGCATCCGGGCTTTCCACGACAAACAATGTCATGGACGGGTAAAGTGATTGATATACCGATTACAGAAGTTGTAATACATGGGACTGCTGGTTTAGGCACATATGAGTTTGTACGAGATGGAGGTAGAAGGGAGGAATATATAAAAGGTATTGCATTATTCCATTTCTTAATAGAATACGATATTGATATGATAAGGCAGATTGAGCCGTTGGATAAATGGTTTTACCATTCTTCATCAGGTAAGCATGATTCAGAAACAGTTGGAATTGAATTAGAAAATCCTCATAAAGTAAATGGTGTACCTTATCTTGATCGACAATATGATCAGTTGATATGGTTGTTGTTTGATTACTTATTACCTACATTTCCTACTATTACCCGTATAGTTAGTCACAACTACAATGGTAGGAAGTACTCTAATAAACCAAAAAGTTTTTGTCCAGGTCCTAACTTTGAATGGAAACGATTAGAAGAAGGTTTACGTGTTAGGAATATTTTTTTCTCACGCGAAGATTTAGAGTGCATAGAGTTACAAAATCCTTACATTAAATCGGAGTAGTTATTGTATATGATACTAACTACATTTTGTGAGAAATGCAGGTTATACAAAACTGCAAAGAACCCTTGTATTAGGGGTAGGGGAAATTTACATTCTAAATTACTAATTGTTGGTGAAGCCCCAGGTAGAAATGAAGATGAGCAAGGTACTCCATTTATCGGGGCAGCAGGAAAAATATTGAATGAAGCATTAGATCAAATGAATATTGATTACTTTATTACTAATGCTGTGAAATGCAGGCCAATCGATGAAAAAGGAGGTAATCGTACACCAACACAACTTGAAATACAATCCTGTAAACCTTTTACATATGAAATTATACAAGAAATGCAACCTAAAGTTATCTTGGCACTAGGTAATGTTGCATTGAGACAGTTACTTCCACTTAAATTACAACAAAACTTAGCACGGGGTAGAGTATATTATGCTAGTTATCTAAATGCATATGTTGTTGCTACATATCACCCTGCATTCTTGTTACGACATTCAGATTCAATGTATTATGAAGAATTTTATAGTGACCTAGCACTTGTGCAAGATACACTTGGAAAACCGTTATGTAGATATATACCATCACAACCTAAAACATTGTCACATACATATGAAATACAGAAATATCTAGAACAAGTAAAGAAATCAAATGTGGTAGCAATTGACTTAGAAACAACAGGATTAGATTTTTTAATTGACAAGATTACGGATATTTCACTATGTATAAAAGAAGGTGAAGGGGTACATATTGAATGGGCTAATATGTTACCCCACCTTAATCTTTTTTCTCAGATACTTGCTGACGAAAAGATTACAAAAATATTTCATAATGGGAAATTTGACATCAAGTTCTTACATGGGTGTGGTTTCGATGTAAAAGGATTTAGATTTGATACAATGCTTGCTTATCACTTGCTGACGATGCAGTTTGAAGGAGCCGATACATCACTATATAAACTAGATACAATGTCATATATATTTACTAAAGAAGGTGGCTACAAAGATATTTTAGAACATGGTATAGGAGAATTTCAAAAGAAACGCACAAAACAAGCTAGAGAAAAAACTGAAGAAACTGAGCATGAAACAAATTTATCTAATGAAATACAACAGACAAATGAAAGTGCAGTTCAAGGATCTAGTACACCTCAGCAAGAAACTTATATAAAACAGGATTATGTAATTGATTGCACAGATCATGATTCCGCTTACATAGAAGAAGTTATTGAAAGTATTATGGTAAAATTTTCGGATATCAATACACTTGACCTAGAAAGGGAAGAATCAAGAAAAAAACTTTTAAATATTGGACAAACTCCTAAACGGGTTTTAGTACGAGATACAAAAGAAAGTAACCCAATAATTTCAAAGAAAGAAAATCAGGTTGATCTGCAATACTCAGAGAAACTATTACAAATATCTAACATGCCTTATAAAATGTTTAAAAGTAAAGTAGATAGTTTAGGCCTAACTCCATTACAGTATTATTCTGCAATGGATGCTGATGTAACATATAGATGTTATCAAAAGCTTAATCAAATGATAAAACAAGAACAGAAAGAAGATGTATATTATAATCTTATTATACCTTACACATACGCACTTATGCGTCTTGAAGAAAATGGTATTATGGTAGATCTTGAATATATAGAAAATTGTATTAAAGAAAATAACACTCGTATTGAGGAGATAGTAAAAGAATTTAAAAAGCATACAAGGAAGGATATTAATATTGATTCATCTACACAATTACGAGATTTATTATATAAGACGTTAAAGTTACCTGTAGTAAAGAAAACACCTTCTGGCGCACCTTCAACTGATGAGGAAGCATTACATTTGTTATCAGAAAAATCACAATTACCTTTAGTTAACTTAATATTAGAATATCGTTTGTTGCGAAAACAAACAACAACTTATCTTGAAGGATTTAAAAAACTTATACATCCATTAACACAACGCATACATCCACAGTATTTACAACATACAACTGCTACGGGGCGTTTAAGTTGTGCTAATCCTAATCTACAAAATGTTCCAAGAGATAATAAGATACGAAATATGATTGTGGCAAGACCTGGTTATAAACTGATTGCAGCTGACCTGAGTCAGATGGAACTTAGAATACTTGCAATGGTTAGTGGAGATAAAAAGATGCAGGCCGCATTTAAATCTGATGTAGACTTTCACACGTTGACAGCTTGTAATATGTTTGGCATACCAGTTGAAAAATTTAACAAATCTGATACAAAGCATCAAGAACTACGTACTACAGCAAAGTGTGTAGCACAAGGTACTAGAATTCCTGTTGAATCAGGTTTTCTACGTATAGAAGATATCTGTACTACTCCAGGACAACCCGAGCAGTTTGTTGATATACAAAATGTCAATGTCATACATCCAGATGGTAGATTTGTAAAAGCAGCACAGTTTTATAATGGTGGTCTTGTTGATTGTATAACTGTAACACTTGAAAATGGTTTTACTTTAACAGGTAGTCGGACACATAAAATCTATGTAATAGATGCATTAACAAAACAACTTATAGATAAAGAATTACAAGAATTAACTGTAGAAGATAAAGTTGTATTGCAGGGATGTGTTCCTAACTATTCTAACAATGTTGTTGTTTCTATGGAAATTAATCACAATAGTAGAGTTATTCCTCCCATGTTTTCTACTGCATTTTCTACAATAGGAATAGCTGAATCGTGTATTCTAGGTTTTATTTTTACACATGGTGTTTTAGTAAATAAGAACTTACAGGTGATTTTTGAAGCAAAAGATAAGACTATATATGAATTATTCTTAAAGTATTTGAATGCAGCAGGATTAAAAGGGTTTCTTTCTTATTATAAAAAGTCACATGGTTATGTTGTATCATTTGCATATGATAAAACATTTTATACATTACTTGAGGTTTTAGAAGTATTACAAGAAAGTAAGATACCTGAGTTTGTATTTCGTATTGATAAACAATCCTGTGCAGCATTTCTTGAAATAGTTATGTATAGTTTATGGAATAGTGAAGCTAGATGTCTTATACATATAGAACCCCAATTGCTTAAAGATATTCAATTACTGTTATTACTTAATTTTGGAATTGCTTCTTCATTTGAAACTAAATCAACTAATTCTTTCGTATTGAAATTTCAAATTGACGATATTGAACAAGTTATTGAAGAAATGCATGTTATTTCTACTGAAAGAAAGAAGATGAGTGATATTAAATGTAATAAAGGTATTCAATATTATAAAGTTAATCAATATCTAGATTATATGATTATGAAGGTAGAATCATTGCAAGAAACTAAACAACAAGTATACGATTTATTTGTACCAGAAGGTAATCATTACAATACAGCAGGTTTCATCAGTCACAACTCTATTAATTTTGGTGTTGTGTACCAAATGTCTGCTAACTCATTAGCAACAAGTTTGAATATTGATTTAGATCGTGCAACTGAATTTATTAATAGATTTTATCAATCATATCCAGATGTAAAAAGATGGATTGATGATATAATGCGATTTTGTCAAAAGCATGGATATGTTGAAACTGTGCATGGTAGAAGAAGGTACTTACCTAGTGTTTTCAGTAGTGATACTGCAACAAAAATGCGTGCATTGCGACAAGCTGTGAATACTCCAATACAAGGTACTGCATCAGATTGCACAGGTTTTGGCTTGATAAAAAATCAAGCCTATCTAGATAAATCTGGTCATGATGCACTACAAGTAGGTATAGTTCATGACTGTATACTAGTTGAGTGTAAAGAAGACGAAGTTGAAGAAGTTGCACAAAAACTTGTTGAACACATGACAATAGATTTGCCAAAGATTACAATTGATCTTAAGGCGGATGTATCAATTTCAGATAGATGGGAGAAATAATATTCAGTAGGAGGATATATGAGTACATGTAAAGTGACCACTAATCGGTTACTGGAAGTTTCTTTTAACACTGCAATCTTGCAACGATGTTTAAAAATCGCATCTATATTTGGTGTTACTGATATAGGTTCATTAAATACATTACATAATCATATTCAGATATCATATAACACTCAAGAATTTGTTTTTACTACAGAAAATGGTTCAGAAATTTGCAAGATCGAAAAAGTTCCATATACTTCATTACAAGTATATGATCAACAAGTTTTGGAAAATGGTTTTACAGTATTTGTTGAACTAGAAGTATTAGTTAATTTCATTTCTTCATTACCTTCAAATGAGGTAAAGTTTATCTTTACTAACACTTGTCTTGAGATTGATTATGGCGTTAAGAAAGGTAATAGAACGAAGTATGAACTTACTTATTTTAATTCTTCTACATATATGCCAGATATTCAACAGTTAATACAATCACAAGAAACAAGAGGGTTTTTAGTTTTAAATAAATCACTTTTATCTAAAATAACAGATCTTTTGTTACCTGCTTCTGCTAAAGATTCAGCAAGGGCGTTTCTTAGTGGTTGTTATATTGATAATTCTTGTATCTGTTCAACTAACAGTAGGTTACTTGCACATTTAACATTAGATGATAGTGTTAAACGCGTGGTACCTTCTCCTTTTTTTCTTCCTGAACGAGTTATTAAACTACTTGATTCGTTAGATTTATCTCTTACACTGCAATTGTACACTTATCATATAGTGTTTTATACTACAATTCCAGATAGTACTGTATCAATATGGATACTCACTAGTATCAAAGATGTTTCACAATTTCCAAACTTTATGCCTGTGCTTGATGCAACAAAATCATATAGTCAACAGGTTGCGTTACTTACAAGTGATTTAAAATCTGTTATAAGATTACTTACGCCATTTGTTGATTTAACTATGCGCTCACTCCTATCAATCAGTATTGAATCTGATGATTATATGCTATTTGAAACAGTTACAACTTCTAATTCGAGAAAAGGCTGTGAGGAAGTACCTGTTATAAGTATTACAGAACCATTACAAGCTAAGTTTTCAACATGTTTAAGTTTAAGTGATGTATCTTCGATTATATCACAACTTTCTGAAGGAGAAAATATTAATACAATAATTTATCTAGGTGATAGTAATGAGAAGCCGATCGGTTTCTACCATCCAGATTATTCATATTTTCTAGTTGTTTCAGCATTTGTTGTTTCATCAAATGACAAATCTTAAAATATAATAACAGGGGGATTATTATGATTACAATCACTAAAGAATTTTCTTTTTCGTACGGACACAAGTTATACTGTGAGAAGTACTCTGATTCAGTAAACAAAGATCTATATGGCCACTGTACAAATGTTCATGGACATAATGCAATTCTTCGTGTAACTGTGTGTGCTTTAGATGATTCAAATACTATTCCTGAAAATGGTATGCTAATTAACTTTTCTGTTTTGAAAGAAATTGTAGATAAGCATATCATACAAAAACTAGATCATACATTTTTAAATGATAATCCTGAATTACCACAGCCACCTACATGTGAAAATCTTGTTGTGTGGATTGGTAAACAGCTTGATTTAGCATTAAAACAATACGGTCTTCAATGTTGCAAAGTTACTTTATATGAAACACCTACTGCGTATGCAGAATGGTTTATATAATTTTATCATAAAGGAGAAAATATATGAATAAACATGAAAAAGTTGCAAGTAAAAAATTAGCTGGGAAGAAAGCTGTTGTTGTACTTTCTGGCGGAATTGATTCTACTGTTGTACTACACCAGGCTGTTAAGGTATTTCAAATGAATGTTATTGGTCTATATATACATTATGGTTCTAACCATAACAAAAAAGAATATGCTTGTGCAAAGCGTCAATGTAAGTTGTTAAAAGTTCCTTTCTATGAGATAACGTTTGACTTAACATCTGTTGTAAAATCTGATTTACTTGTGACTGGGAACAAACGGCGTTTAAAAAATGCGGAAAATTCCATTGTACCTTTTAGAAACACATTTCTTCTTACACTCGCTGCTGCTTTCGGAGATACATATTTTAGAAATCCAAAGGAATTATTTATTTTAATTGGGACAAATAACAGTGATTATGCTGTATACAGAGATTGTAGAAATGTATTTTTGGATTCTGTAGAAAAAACAATTAACCTTGGCAGTAAATCTACAGATACAAAATTTATTATTTATGCGCCCTTACTACAATTATCTAAGACAGAGATTATTAAATTAGGTGCTAAACTTAAAGTACCTTTTGAACATACATGGACATGTTATAAAGGAACCAAACGACCTTGTATGCAGTGTGCTTCTTGTCAAAGTAGAAGCGAAGGGTTTAAATTAGCAGGATTACATGATCCTCTTGAAATAAAGACCACTTCTGATATATTAAATAAGTAAACTTGAGTGTAAGGAGATTAGTAATGCAAACATGTTTTTTACCACATACACTCCCTTATGATGGTCGTCAATTAAGAAGTTTGTGGTGTTATGAACAAACTAATGAACCAGGTGACTGCATTATAGCATTTATAGGCGCAATGGATGTATCCACACACATGGTAGATATGGAAGATGTCTTACAATGTGATTATATTAAATCAACTCTTGCATTAAACTTTATTGTAGAATTATTCCATATTAATCTTGAAACAACTGTTCTATACCAGCGCAAGCTTGTAACAATTATCAAAGATGTGCTAGATAATCTTGGTGTATTCGGTACACGACTTATTCAATTAGGTGATGATTTAATGTATAAGAACCCTAATGATAAAGATTTATATAAACTCAGTGTATCTATAGCAACAGGTAATACCTTTTCAGGTCTTATTCATACGGCTGTTAATATCCTACCTACACCAAATATGCCACTTAAAATCATAAGCCTTAAGGAAATGTATGAAATTCAGAATAATGTAACTGAATCAAATGAGAGTTTTTTAGATAGAAATCTAGTTGAGTTTATAGGTAGAAAGATTATTGATAATTTTGCATCTGAAGTTACATCAATCAAACGTGCAACTACAAAAGTAAGGAGTGTTTAATATGCCATACAAAAAATATTTAGATTTAAAAGGTTTTTCAAAGATGGAGCAGGGTTCAAAATTATTATTAGAAGGATTAGCTGAGATATTTCCTACACTAAATTTATCCGACCCTAATTTTATAGAAACACCACACCGTATTGCAAAGATGTATGTAGAAATGTGTCAAGGATTAGGCAGAGATAAAGAACTTAAGGATATTTTTGCTAAATCATTTCCTACTACATATCAAGGAATTGTGACGCAGACTGATATTACATGCTTCTCGTTATGTCCTCACCATTTCTTACCTGTAAAGTATTCAATTGATTTTGGTTATGTACCAGAAGAAACTGCAATAGGGTTATCTAAAGTAAGTCGGTTTATTACAATACTTGCACAGCAACCTATGCTACAGGAAACCTTTACAAAAGAAATTATTAATACATTTGTTGAATATGTAAAACCTAAAGGGTGTATTGTAATTGTGAGGGGTATTCACAATTGTATTCAATGCCGTGGATCACAACAGGTAAATTCAACATGTATTACATCTGAGATACATGGATGTTTTATAGAACAAGAAACAAGAAATGAGTTTCTTTTAAGTTTAAAACGTATATCTGATTTTTCAAGATAGAGGTGTATAGTATGGATGCTAAGTATAAAGCACTAAGAAAACAAGGGTATAAGTGTAAGCACTGTGGTGCTAGTATTCGCACATCTTTTATTCCTTTTTATAAGTATAGTAAACAAGGACTAGCAAAACTAATCTCAACTGTAGATCTTAGAATACTTGATAAGTATACTGAGAATGAAATTGCTTTTTGGATTTATGATAAGTTATGGGAAAACTGGATTGAGTGCTTATGTTTAAAGTGTGGTTTAAAGAAAGTATTTTCATTACTTTCTAACACTATTTCATATAAAGAAGCACAAAAAGATCTGGATAAGATACTTGAGATATTACAAGCACAGGAATCTGGTTTAGGTGCAAATACGAATTATATTTCTACATATACACCTTCTTTGTTGTATTCAATTAACAGAGGACCTGTACGTAAAAGTATTGGATATAATGTTGATGCATTTCCATTGGAGGGTGTGGACATATGGAATGCATATGAGTTTTCAACTCTTACATCTACAGGTAAACCGACTACATCTCAGATACGCATTATCTATGATAGTACATCAGAGTCTATTGTTGAAAGTAAGTCACTTAAACTTTATCTTAACTCATTTAATCAATCTGTACCAGCAGATTTTGTGAAGATTATTTCTAATGATTTGAAACATGCCCTAAGGGCTCCGAGAGTAGATGTATTGTTAAACCCACCTGATTTATCAATAATACAAAAGCCTTTAAAATCTTATTTCAATTTAGATAAACTTGATACAAGAGATTTTGTTTATACATATACAGGTTCAATTCCTGTTGAACTATCTCCTTATAAATCTTCTGTACGTAAACCTCCTGTACAGAAATTTGTTACTAGAAGTTTTAAAAGTAATTGCAGGTTTTCAGGTTTACCTGATTGGGCAGTTGCATATATAGAATATTTACCTAAGGAAAAAATTGTGAAACCTGAAGATTTGCATCGCTACCTTGTTTCGTACCGTAATCATCAGGAATTTCATGAAGAATGCTGTGAACGAATTTCATATGATCTGATACGTTCACTTGATCCTGTATGGTTGCGTGTAAGATTATTTTATACAAGACGAGGTGGAATTGATATTAATCCTATCCGTATCTATGACCCCTATGGTAAGTATAAATATGATAGGAAAAAAGAAATTCAGCAGTATAAACGACAAATTTTTCAGTAACTTATATTAATTTTTTAAAACTTTTGTTAGACTTGTCATATAATATATAATATAAATCATTGTCGGAGAGCATTTATGCGTTTAGTGTTAAGTGGTTCCATACGATACATTAACATGTTAAGATACTTTAAGTATAAGGATATGTTAGGTTCGTACCACTATCCAGAACAACTTGAGGTTATTACAAATTATGCAAAAGAACATCCTGTGCGATTAATTGTAGATAGTGGTGCTTTTTCTGCATGGAACTCTGGTGAGGTGATTGTTTTATCTGATTATATAAAGTTTTTAAAAGAATTTCAATCCAAGTATGGTTCTTTATTTGAAGAATTGTATTTTGTGAACCTAGACGTAATACCTGGTAAACGAGGTGAAAAGGTAACATATGACCAAGTAATAGAAGCAGCAGATCAAGGTTTAAAGAATTATGAAATCATGCTTAATGAAGGTTTTAATAATGTTATACATGTGTTCCATCAAGGAGAACCTATCACTCAGCTATACAAGATACTTAGTTATGGAGGTACATATATAGGAGTTTCACCCTCTAACGATGCAACAACAAAGCAAAGGGAATTATGGTTAGATGAAACATATAAGCATATACCTAGATCAATGCGAACACATGGGTTTGCTGTAACATCATCATATCTTATGCGACATTATCCTTGGTTCAGTGTTGACTCAATTTCGTGGTTTATGATTGCTGTATATGGTGGGTTATTGCTACCACTAGATAACAAGCGACAAGTTGTTATGGATCCAGAAGCGCCAGTATACAGTGCATTTCAAGTTTATACATCGCCAAGAAAATTATTTTCTTCAGGAGGTTACAAATATTATGAAGAAGTCCGTCCTGGATTTGTTAAACAAATTGATGCATATATTAGGTTCTTATGCAAACTCCTTCCTTTAACACCTCGTGATTTATTTGTAGATAATCCAAGTGGACGTGTTGCTGCAAACTTGTATGTTTTCAGAAAAGTTGCAGAAAGTACAAGTAAACATACTATAGTAGAAGGAACGTCACTTTTCTAGTAGGAGAATATATGGAAACACTTACATATAGGATAACATACAATAAAGATATTGTTAATGACTTAGTATTTTATATTGAGCTTTCATTGTATTTATGTGCCAATGGTAGTCCTACAACTGAATCTTGTTATTCTTTACAACAGTATCTTTCTGATTTAAAAAAGCATTATGCTCAATTTAACGATCCTGAAATACTAATGTTGTATTTACAAAAAAGTTACACAAAAATACCTACAAGTTTTTTTAATCTTATCGGTATTGATCCATTACTAAATGAAAGAATATTTACAATTGATGTAAACTTTAGTTGGGTTCCAAAACTATAAGTATATAACGAGGTCAAATATGGATGTAAGATCATTAGATGTTGTTTCTAAAATTAACAAAGAAAAGAAAGCAATAAGAATTACAACATTATCAAAAGCAAGTGCAATGCACTTGAAGCGTTATTTTTCTGGTTCAATTTACTTAGATAACTTATTAGGTGGAGGTGTTGTATATAAACGTATACATTTACTTTATGGGCAAAAGAGTGCAGGGAAGAATGCACATTTAAATCAACTTATTGCGTATAACCAAAGATTATGTCGTAATTGTAACGGTGTTATTCCACCTTCAAGCGATGACAAGAAATCACAATTTCTAATAGATGTAATGGGTTACAAGTTATGTAAGTGCTCAGAATCACGCAAGCGTATTTTTCTAATCTTAGATTATGAAAGGTCACTAGCGCTAGAAGAAGCAAAATCAGGGGTAGTTTCTGAAGTATTATATGTTAATGGAAGTACAGGAGAAGTTATTGATGCTGATGATTATAAAGAAAAACTTGAAAGGCACACTCTTTTATCTTCATTAAAAAATATAAGTGAAGAAGAGAAGTTAGAATTAAAAGACCTTGAAAAGTTTCTTAAGAATATACAAACAAATGAGGTTTTAAAGCAGAAAACAAGTACATTAGATTACTTAAGATCATGTGGTATACTTGATGAAGAATTACTTGTTGCAGAACCCGAAGATACTGAAGAAGGAATTGATACTGTAAAGATGTTTTTACAATCAAATGAAGTTGATGGTATTATTTGGGATTCAATACAAGCAGCCATTCCTCGCACTATTAAAGAACGAGATAGTGATCAGGAAACAATGGGGAAGGAAGCAAAAATCAATGGGTTACTAATGCGACAGATATGTGCAGGTTACTCTGCGCATGATCTTGAAAATCCAGAAGAAGCTTTCAAACCTTCTTTATTTATTGTTTCGCAGGTTAGGGAAAATTTAGGTCCATATGCTTCTGCACCTACATATAGTGGAGGTAGAGCACTAGAACATCATATCTCAGTTGCAATTGAGTTAAAACGAGTTTCTTACTTAAAAGATGTTGGTATAGAAGCTTCAAGTGCACAAGATGTTACATATGGTCAGCGTGTAAGGTTAAAGATTGAGAAAAACAAACTTTCCCTTCCTATGAGATTTGGTGAGTATGATTACTACTTTGCAACAACTCCTTGTGGTACAATGCATACAGGAAGTATTGATCATGTAAGGGAAATTATACAACTTGCAGTCTCACAAGGAGTTATTGAGAAAGCAGGTTCATTTTATAAAGTTAACGGCAAATCTTTTCATGGACTTAATGAATTAATGCATGCCCACCGAACAAACTCAAGTTTGTTAAGAGATTTGTACTTCAAAGTAAGAGGTTTCTAATGAAACCATACATGAAACGCAAGAAGTCAAAGAAGAGTGAAAATATGCTTGCTTTATCTGTTGGGGGTAAAGTCCAAAAAGGTAGTGGCTGTGTATGGTACGCTAAAGGAGATGTTACTACAGATAATTTTCTGTTTGAAGCCAAGATAACAGAAAAACCTTATTATGATTTAGAGTATGCTGTTTTACAGAAAATTGAAAAACAAGCACTAACGTACCTTAAAACTCCAGTATTATCAGTAAGTATTGATAGTAAACATCAACCCAAAATTGATTTTGTAGTTATTCCAGAAAACATTATTTTAAATGTTGATTTATACTCTTGTGTTGATATATTACCGTTTAATAAGTCAGTTATATTACATTGTGAAAAGTTAAATAAATTATATACAGATGAGAAAAAATATATCTTACTGAAAAGGCCAGATGAGAAGAATTATATGATATTACTACTTACTGAATTTCTAGAAGAATTTAAGGTGAGAAATGGATGATAAATGTCCTAAATGTCATGGTACTGGTGTAATTAATAATATTGTTGATGGGAGTGAGGTTATTGTACCTTGTTCTTGTTTTATTGAAAAAAAGAAAGAACTACAATTACAACAGGTGTATGATCAAAGTCATTTTCCAAAAGGAAAGATTAGAGAATTTACATACGAAGACTATTTAAAGCTACCTTTGCCACCTGAAGCTAAAAAGTATAATGAGATGGCTTTATCAAAATATAAAGAAATGCTTGACAATATTGACATACTTATCAATGGTCCTAATGTTATTTGGATCTGGGGTGATGAACCCAATGCGTGTCATACAACACTTGCAGTTATACTTGGCAAATCTGCTGTTGCTAAGAATTACAAGGTTTATTTTTTATCTATGCAAGAATTAGTAAATATTTTATTTTCTTTTGAAACAATGCAAGAAAAGATACAAAGACTTGTAAGCAATGATATAATAATTATTGATGATGCATTTGATCTTTCTAGATGTATTATTAATCAAAAAACGAGCAAATTTATTATTGCACATCTTTTTAGTGTTATCAATGAATTATTATCTAATAATAAACATATTATTTGTACAAGTAATTGCGCAATTTATAGTATAGATCCTGTGTTTCAGGAGATAAAAGTAATACTTCTACGAAGTTATATAACACTACATATTCAAGGTTCGATAACTACTTACTTGCAAAGGATTCATGCTAATGGTTGATTTTAGCGGGTTAACACTTAATGTACCTATCAATGTAGATAATGAAGGACTTATTATCACAAATGCAATAAAATCCGTTAGGTTTAGATCTATCTTTGTAAAGAAAGTTAACTTCCTAGACTTTCGCTATCCTCAATATCAAAGTATTTGCTGGGCAATACAAGAACTTGAAAGTAAACAAATACCATTTGAAGTTGATACATTGATTGTAAAAGCATGTTCTAGTCCTGTAAGACCTGGTGTTATTACTTATGAATTTATCTCAAGTATGCTTGATACATACCCTTTATTACAAGATGATACTGTTTTTGAATATCATATACATGTATTAAAAACTGATAGTATTAAAGCAAAGATTGCAGATTTAGCCCTTTCTTCTTTATATCGTGCTTGTTTGGATCCAAAAGCGGATATTAGTGTAATAAAGGAGCAACTAGATAGTATGTCTGAAGTAGCAAGAAGTGGCATACTATCAGGATTATCTGAGTTTTTGACAATGGATCAAGCAGTACAACAGTATGAGGAGAATAAACTAAAAAAACAATTTCGTACAACAGGATTTCTACAACTAGATAAAATGCTAACTGAAGGATTAGGTGATGGTAAAATCACTATTGTATGTGGGCTACCTGGCATGGGTAAGAGTAGCTTTGCTTTATCAATGATGAGGAATCTAAGCTATCGTAGTATTCCAACAGCACAATTTGCTTTGGAAATGGATAATACATCAATAGTAACTAAATTACTTGCATTTAACAGTAATATAGCAGTTAAAAAAATTGTAAAAGAGTACTCTATGCTTTCGGATGTTGAAAGAAAAATTATAGATCATGAGTTGCATAGATTGCGAGAAAACAAATATATATTTCTTAATGATACCCCCGCACAATCGCTTGAGAAAATTCGTGAACAGATTATGATTCTACAAGATAGGTTACAACAACAATATATTGTTGTTGTAATAGATTTATTTGGTAAAATTAAGGATTTTTACAGTGCGGATAACTTTGCAAGAACATATGAACAAAAATTAAATGAATGCCAGGTTATTGCTCGTGAGCTAGGTGTTAACTTGTGTTTAGTAGCACAGATTAATAGAGAAGCATCAAAGCGCAAAGATTACAAGCGACCAAAGATGTCTGACTTAAAAAATTCAGGTGCATTTGAAGAAGTTGCAGACTTGATACTTGGCATACACCGCCCTTACTATCATCCTGAATCATCTGACCCCTCACACAATCTACATTACAATGAAGAAGGTGAAGTTGAAGATTATATAGATCTATCACTAGAGAAAAACATTGCGGAAGTAATTATCATGAAACAACGAATGGGTCTTGCAAATGTAGTTATAAATTTCTATTTTAACCCTTTAACAACACGATACACACCAGTATCAGAAGATTACCAGGAATTTATAAACCAACTTAAAGAAATGAATTCAACTGTGAATCAATTTGAGGAAGATGAATATTGATATTAAAAAACTTTTAGATTCATTACAAATACAATATAAAAATTCTTACTCTAAGAATGTCTTAGTAAGATGCTGGAACCCTGCCCATAATGATAGCACACCCTCCCTTAGTATTAATCTTGAGTCAGGGGTTTTTTATTGTTTTGGTTGCCATATGAAAGGAAATGCAGTATCAATTGTTAAGCATTTTTTACAATTGGATACTGCTGGTGCGTTAGCATACTTAAGGGGTTTTTCAACATATTCCCCTACAATAACTTCAGACGACCTTAAATTGCAGTTGGTACAAAGAATAGAAAGTAAAAGAAAATATGTTAAAGAAAGTAAACCAAGTCGGATTATTACACTACCATCTAACAAACTAGCAATTAATAATAAATATCTTATTGAAACAAGAGGACTTACGAACCAGGAAATTGGTTATTATGATATACGTGTTTGTACACAACCTGGTGTTTACAATGGTTACATACTAATTCCCATTTATTTCAAGAAAATACTAGTTGGTTACTTTTTAAGAGATACAATTGGAAAAAATAAAATATTTAGTAGCTCACATAAATATTTGTTTGGTTATGATGATATATGCTATGAGAAGCCTATTGTTGTTGTTGAGGGTATCTTTGATTGTATTAAAGTAAGAAGAACGTATTTTAATTGTGTAAGTATGCTAGGTAATAGATTAACACCTCTACATATTAGTTTATTAAAAAACTTTCCTTATGTTATTATATTTTCAGATAATGATGAAGGTGGAAAATGGATGTGGCTTGATGCTATGGCTTTATTACCTTCTGTTCCTGTATATGTTGCACAACTACCTGAAGGAGTTAAAGACCCAGATTCAAGTGATAGTGCAACAATTAAACAATCACTTGAATCAATTAGAAGTCTTCATGAAGTTGTTTCTACACCTCAGTTTTATGCGTGGAAACAGTATGTTTTATCTAAAAGTAAACGTAAAAAAAATTAAATTTTTATTGACAAATTCTAGGTGTTTGATCTATATTATTTAGGAGGTTAATTTATGAAAGAATCAGTATTTGGTACAATTATAGGTGTTGGTCAGTGCGGTACAAGACTTGCTCTTGAGTTTCAGGAACGGGGTTATAATGTGTATTATATAAATACGGATAGCCATGATGCTATAAGTTCTGAAAAGCACTGCATGATTGATACAAATGGTACGGGCGGTTCACCTTTAAAAGGTCGACAACTGGCTGAGCAGAACCGTACACAACTAGTAAAGCTATTGAAAACGGTTGCTAAAGAATCACAATCGGTTTTATTTCTTGGCGGTGCTGGAGGTGGAACAGGTGGTGGTGTAATACCTTTCATGCTAGAAATAGCACAGGAACTAAATATTACAAAAGCGGGCGTTTTCCTTACCTTGCCCCTTCAAATGTTAGATATTCTTGCAACATCTAATGCATTAAAAACATTGAAAGATATAAAAAATCAAGCAAGCTATATTATTCTAGCAGATAATCAATATTTATTAGACAAACTTTCGGTTGGACATAAACATTTCTGGTCTAACGTTAATACACATATTGTTAACATGTTAACTAGTTTAGATAATGTGTATGATGTAGGAAAAACAAGCCTTGCAGGAATGGGTTCCATAGACCAGCAAGAGGTATTTAGATTACTGCACACACATAAAGGTATATGTGACATTGGAGTAATATACCTTCCTGATTCTACACTATCGTTAGATACAACCGTTATACAAGAAAGGATTTTTGAACCTTGTTTGATTCAAGGTTTAGATTATAAAAAATCTACATCGTACTTATGTTGTATTGATACCCCACTAAATACGGCGTTGTATAATCATGTTGCGATTAATATATTTAGCATTATAAAACAAAAACACGGAAATGCTATCTCACGTTTAGGTATGTTCCAGAGTAAAGCAGTTAATGACGGTGTTATAGTTACCCGATTTACTTCTGGTCTTGATTACCCTAAAATCATACAATCCCGTCTTAAAAATCTAAAAAGGGATGAAGCACGATTTCTAAATAAAAAGCAACAGGAGCGCTTAACCCAAACTGATGAAATCGAGTTAATCGATTTAGATGAGTTTATATAGTAAACATGTACAGGAGGTTATATGTTAAACAAGATTGCTGAGTTAGCTGAGTTAGAACTTTCACAAAACAAAGATGTAGCCAGTGCTTTTAATGCTCTCGCACGAAGGGTTGAATTTAAACATTTTATTAAAGTACACGGCCAATATGCAGCAAGAAAGTCCGGTTATCTAAATCCGATGTATGATGAAAGTGACTTTGAGCAGGCTTGCCGTATAGGTGTATATGATGGTATGCAACGGTATATTGCAAATCCAGCTAAACCACTAAAAGTGCATATCAAAACAAGACTTCGGTTTCATACATCTAAACTTTTTCAGGTGATGTTTTCTAAAAAAGAACAAGCAGTATTTTCGGCTATAGAACTCGCTGAGGAGTTAGTAGGTGAGCATGACTTTACACAAGATATTATTCTTTCTATTTCTGTAGAAACATTACTTCAGAAATATCTTCAAAATGCAACCCGCTCGTATAAAAAACATGTTGATATTTTCTTGTATAAATCACAAGGTTATTCAATATCAGACATTTGTAAGAAAGTAGGTTGTTCAGATGTTTATGCGTATGATGCACTTAATAGTATCAAACGTTATCTTTATTCAAATGGACTATTTCAATGATACGAGTAAAGGATAAAGTATATATAACATCTAATAATAGTTCGTTATTGTTAGATCTTTCTACTTTATTTATTTATCCTAATCCCGAGTATCAAGAGAAGCAAAGATTAAACCTTTCAGTATACAATACCCCTATACAACTCAAGCACTTTCGCTTAGAATCAAACGGTTCCGCGAAAGTGCTTGTTGTTCCAAGAGGAGGTTTGCCAAAAGTAACAAAATTCTTAAAAGAAAGGTCTATTGCTTATCGTATACTTGATGAAAGAGAATCAGGTTATACTTGCGACATACAACTAGTAAACACACAACCTGAAGCACACCAAGAAAAAATCGCTGAAATGCTTATAAAAAATGAAGGTGGACTTATTGAAGCACCCCCAGGAGCAGGTAAAACTATAGCAATGTTGTATTTAATTAGCAAGTTAAAAACAAGCACATTGATTTTAATGCATGAACACAGATTGAAGCAACAATGGCTACAAGAAATACATAGTAGACTCTCGGGTTCATTCACATTAGGAGAGATAGATGGAGAAAAGAAAGACATAGGGGATATTACTGTTGCAATCATTCATAGTGTTTATCGTATGATTGAACAAGATAGTACATTCTTAAATAAGTTTGGAGTTGTAATTATAGATGAATGTCATCGAATACCTGCAACAATGTATCTAAAAGTACTTAATAATTTACCCTCTAGATACAGAATAGGTGTAACAGGTACAGTACAACGAAAGGACGGTAGAGAGATATTGCTGTATGATGTACTAGGGGAACCAATATATAAAATAACTGAATCATCAGTTAACCATAGAATTGTTTCATTTGATGTTAAACCAATTTATACAAACATAAACTTAGAATCACCTTGTATTGTAAGAAGAGGAGAATCTACTCTAGATTACACAAAATTACTAAGTTTTTTAGTTAAGAATGAAGAAAGAAATAGTATAATTTTAAATAATATTGAAGATTCAATACAGCAAGGTTATTTTCCATTAGTACTAACAGATAGGGTAAGTCACTCAAAGTACTTATATAATAAGTTGTGCGAAAAAGGGTATAAGGTTATCTTATTGATAGGTGAAACAAGAGCTAAAATGGATTGGTCTAAGATACGTGAAGATAACTCAATACAATGTATTGTCGCACAATCTCAAATTGCATCTGAGGGGTTAGATTTGCCAAAGCTATCTGCTATACATCTAACATGTCCTTCGTCAAATAAACCTAAGTTAAAACAAAAAATAGGGAGGATTAGACGTTATATGGAAGGTAAGAAAACTCCTCCACTTGTGTATGATTACATTGATAACAATGTCTATCTTGTAAATCCTTCCGGATCTATCTCATATGTATTAAGAAGTATTGGATTAATGCGCCTTAAGTACTATCGACAACTACAAAACGAATACACTTTGTAAAAAGTTACTTATCAAGGTAGGATTAGTTGGAAATGTATCAGTTTGATAACTATAACTATGTAAGTATACAAAAAGACGCAGAGAAACTTAGTTATGCAGATGGTTTAAAACTAAGTCGCAGTTTTCACTTTAGAAATAAATACCAAACTCTACTCTTACAAGAGTTTATACATAAAGCAGTTAAGACAGTACAGGATACTTCAGTACCAGAAGAAGAGTGCAAAAAAGCACTTGATTTCTTAGTAAAAGCTTATGAACCATTTATCCTTCTTGTAGCAAGAACTATCTTATCTGAAATGAGCTTTCCTGATGAATATGCAGATATGAAACAATATGTTTATGAAGCATTTATTTTACTTGTGTATAGATATAATCAATCTTGCTCATCATTTTCTTATTACATAAAAAAGTTTTTAAAGATGTATACAAAAGAATATATAAAGAAGTTTTTATCTTATTATGGACCAAGTGAAATTGTCGTAGATTCGATTACTATAAGTCTTATGCAATCTCCTTTTCAGCATATGAATTCTGAATCTATTCATAATATATCAATAGGAAATATTCTGCAGCAGGAGTATGTAAAGTTCATTGTACAGAGAGCTAATATAAGTAGTAGGAGAAATACAATCAGAGAAGTTTGTTATAGATTCTTTCTTGGTAACGATTCATGTAGCCAAATCTCTCAAGATCTAGGAATCACATATACGGCTGTATATCAAATAATTATTAAGATAAAATCAGAGTTGGCTGAATACTTATCAAATAGTCCATACTGTTCATATATTATTGATTTCAAACAGAAGAAATTATATGAAAAAGCAGTTTAGTTATTTAGAAGTCATCAAAGGTGAACTGTCTAGCTATGTAACACCTGATGTTCTTGAGAAATTTAGAATAAAGTGTGAATTTTACGATCTTGATATTAGAAGTGTTATAGGATACTTAATAATTTTATTTTCTGAGGGGAATGAGCTTGATCACTACTTTAATATTACAGAAGAGGATTCTATATTTTTTAAGCACAGAGGAATAGAGAATCATAATAATCTAAAAAAGAGAATATATTAATATGCCTTTAGGTGATAAACTTCTAGATACTTCTTATACTCCTTCAAAAGAGAAAGTAATTGAGATTAGTTCAATCTCAATTGTAAAATCAAAATGTCCTGTTAAGTTTACAAACGATCCTATTGAGTATTCTGAATCTGATAAATTTCTAGGTATCAAACTATTTCCTTTACAACGAAATTTTCTTGAAGATTTATTTAGTACGGATAGTCAAGGAAATCCTTTATATGATGAAGGTGTGTTTATTGCTGGTATGCGTGGTGGAAAATCTGTTCTAGCAGCTATCATTGGAACATTTCAGGCTCATAAACTATTAGCATATGATAATCCAGGGAAATCTTTAGGTCAGTTACCAGGTCAGAGAATTACAGTACAATGTATTTCTTCATCACAAGCACAAAGTAATGAAACAGCGTATGCAGCAATAGAAGCACTTTTAAAGAGTACATATTGGTGGCAACACTATATTGCATGGTTACAAGAAAGAGAGTTAGAGGAGTCAGGTAAGTATTCATTATTTTTGCAAACAAAAACCTCAATTGAATTTAGAGAAAAAAATGTTGCAATATTATCTCTTCATTCAAACTCTTCAGCGCTTGCAGGTAAAACATCAGCTTGTTGCATCTTTGACGAGCTATCTCGTTTTAATGTTGCAGAGAATGAACTACAAGCTAAGACACAATCAAGATCAGCACAAGCAGTATATAATACAGTATCACGTGCAGCTAAATCACTAAAACCGTTTTCTAAAGTAGTAACTATAACATCACCAATGTATGAAGATGATTATGGAATGCGATTACTTTATAGATGTGGTACAATCAAAGCAGGTTCACAAAAACATGTTATAATGCAACTTGCTTCACAAGTACCAACAAAGGTTCCAAGAATGATTGGATACCATGCTACAACAATGGAATTGAATCCAAACTTAACCGAAGAAGATTTTGCATCAGAAAAGATAGCTGCTTATGAAGCATATCGTCGTGACTATCTTGCTATACCCCCATCTGCTTCTAATCCATTCTTTGAGTATCCAGAGAGAGTTGCACAATGCTTTATTCAAAGAAAACCTACTGTGCTATTTGAAAATCAAATAATTGAACAAGCTGTATTTACAGATAAACTTGTGCAACGAAGATATGTTACTAAGAAAATTATTGAACAAGATTCACCACTATTGTATTCCACATATGTAATTGCTTGTGACCCTGGTGAGTCTGAAGACTCCTTTACAGTATGTATGGGTCATTATGAAATACCTGGTCAAGCACCAAAAACTTACTATGATGTGCAACAAGATCTAAATAAATCTGAAGAACTTAAAGTAAATAGAGAATTTAAAATAGTTATAGATTTTATCGAGGAATGGAAACCTGATAAATCTGAGAAAATCACAGTTTTGTTTGAAAATGTTGAAGAAATTATATTAACATTAAGTCAATACTACAATGTGAAAGATGTTGTATATGATACATGGTCTTCTGTGCAAAGCATACAGCGTTTGTTTGCTTCAGGTATTAACACAACAAAAATGAATTGTAATCTACAAATGTATCAAAACCTTAAAACACTGATGTATACAGGCTATATTACTATTCCTGAGAATAGTAAACTTTTAAAAGAACTTAAACAACTTGAGTTGATTAGAAATCAAAAGATTGACCACCCGCCCGACGGTTCAAAAGACCTTGCGGACGCTCTATGTAGAGCTGTGTGGTGGTTACAAAATAAAGTAATCTCAGAATCAATTGCTCCTAGTTTGCCACTTGGGTTGGGAGTACGATTTCCAACTAGTAGAACACTACTTGACCCCTTTGCAGATTTTTCAAGTGATAGCGAATATTCTCCATATGGAGCATTTGATACTATATTTTCTAAGAAGTCAACATTTGTGCATACTAATGTTATGCCAAATCTAGATCTAAAGAAAGGTTTCTAATGAGGGAATTTATAATTCTATTTCAGTACATGATTTTTGTTCCTTATTTTCTTGCAACTTTGGTTGCTTTTCTGATTTCATCTGTACTATATGTAGTGTATTTGTTAATTAGAAAGTCTGTTAAAAGTATAGAAGAACCGGTTGTAACATATTCTGAGTTTGTAAGTGTTATATGGGATATATACAAAAAGATTGTTAGTATGTTATTTTAATACTTTTGTTTTTATAATATATAACTTCCTTGCAAAAAGGTTAAGGAAAATTATTAACAATAACCATAGAAATTAATTTATAAGATGACAACGATATAATATATAAGCATAAAACGAGAGAGGAGAAAACATTTTGTTTAAAGAAAACAGAGTCCATGAAATACCAGAGCTTTTCTCTGAGAAGAATATACTGCTTGAGAATTTAAGAAAGAGATATGAGAAAAGCTGGGCAAAAGGATTTTACGAGGATGTATTTTGCCGGATTGATGAAACAGTATTTTCTGTATTGTATTCAGACAAAGTATCCCGACCAAACCTTCCGGTGAATATATATGTATCGCTTGAGATATTGAAAGAACTGTTTGGCTTTAGTGATGAGACAAAAACAAAAATTCAGGAGATTGCACAATATCTTTTCCGCATCAAAGTATTATTTGCTAATGATTCTGTGAGCAAGAGCAAGGCATATAAAATACTTACACAGCTGGTTGATGAGCAAATAGACAGCGGATTTGGAACATTTATTAGATACTTAGAGTATAAAGCAGATTGGTATGGAAAAACTCTTATCGTAGTTGACAGATTCTATCCAAGCTCCAAACTCTGTAATGTGTGTATATAAACGCAAACAATTGAAACTGTCTGATAGGTATTGGAATTGTCCTGAATGCAGGACATATCATGATAGAGATGTAAATGCATCTATAAACTTATACAAAGTAGGGATGGAACAGCCCGACTTCAAGCCTGTGGAGTATGCTCTGGTGGATGACCGTATCTCGAAAGGGATACCTAAAAAGCCATTATGCTGTGAAGCAGGAAGCCCTGCCTTCTACAAGGCGAGGTAGTTCACTAAGTCAATATGTAAATATTTTGTAACATAATAGTATCAGGAGTTATAACATGCGTAATTTGACTTTTTTCTCTTATTATACTGTATTTTTTCTTATTATAATTGTATGTGTGGTTAATTTATTTGATTGTACTTCATATCTAGGTACATGTATTTATACTACAATGATTGTATTCTCAATAATATTTTTATATTTTGGATATAATATTCATAAGAACTTAGTTTAGAATACTATAACTACTTCTATATTTATTTAAAGTAACAAAAAATTTTTAAGATATAGGAGTAGATGTATGGATGATACAAGATTGGAATTAGAAAATCTTGAAAATCTAGATGAACAAGATCCGGAATCGATTGTACATGCTATTAAAAGTTATGGCTCGGATATTGATAGTATGATCGAATTCTTGATCGATTATAATATTCTAGACGGTACAGAAAATGACACACTGATAATGTGCTTACAAGAATGTCCTGAGTTACAGCGTGTTGAGTTACTTAATGCAATTGAAGCAACCACACCTGATAATGAAGAGTATACTGCAATCTTACAGCGCATATTAGAAGATGTACCTATTTCAAATCAAACATTCCTACTTGAAACTATTTCAAGATTGGAAGAAGTAGGCGGTCTCAGTGGTGTCCCTGAGTTTGAAAACTATAAAGTATCTAAACTTAAAAAATTTAATAGTATATCTGGTTCTTTAAAGTGATGGATACTCAGAAGTATATAGATCAACTTGGTACATATGGGTTTGCGTCTTGTAGTGTAGTTACACTAGTTAATATGGTAGTTATTAGAGGTAGACACAAAGATAATAGCATTTTTTCTTGTACTGTACAAGTCTATGAAACAAGTCAAGACACCTATATGTTTAATATAGATCTACCTGGTTCTGAATTCTATATACAATCTAGATTGTATTATAACATATTTGATTCAAAAGCATTTAAATCCTATTGTACTGAAGGATTAAAACTGTGTGAAAAAGTAAAAAAATGTAGTACTATGTAACTAGTTAACAAAAAAAGCTGTACATTTTGTACAGCTTTCTTGTTTAATTGCTTTAACTTGATATAATATAATTACAATATGAAAGTAAATAGATTAATCGTGGTTTTTATACTTATAGCTAGTATAGCAATAGCAAAAGATATAAGAACATATATAATACCTAGATCGTATGTAGGTACATACTACACAAACAAATGTTCTAATGTTATAGAAGTGCATCCTACATATATCATTATATCTAACATAAAATATAATGTACATAGTTTAACATTTTCAGGGGGCAAGTTAATTATATTATGTGAGGGTAAGAAATATGCTATTGCTATCAGCTGTTACATTAATCAACAAAGACAGCGTAAAGTTATCATCTTAGATATAGACTTACAAGAAAACATCTTCTCAGATTTCTGCTCAATCAAGTGAGTTATAATGAATACATATACAAAAATACGCTATATAGTAGTGTATCATCTTACACTATTCTTCTTTTTCGTAACTACAATATATCCTACTATCATATATGATCCTGATGTAGAATATCAAATCTATAAAAAAATTTATCCTTCTTGTAAATATGAAACATATTTGTTAGTAAGAAAGTATAGTAAGATATATAATATAAATGTAGCAATATTACTCTCATTAATCAAAGAAGAGTCAGATTTCAATCCAAAAGCTGTCTCTTGTACCGGTGCTATAGGATTGATGCAAGTTATGCCTATACATGTATTCTCTACAGGAGAGAATTTATTTGATGAGGATATAAATATACGATATGGTACAAGATACTTTGTTACTTGTTTAAAGGTTGCAAAAGGTAATTATGTAGAAGCTGTTAGAATGTATAATGCAGGAATATATTCAAATAGAGCAACATATAAGAATTGGGCTTATGTGAGGCGTTTTGAGTCTAATTTGCAGAAAGATTTAAAAGAGTACGAAAAAGTATTTTGGAGTATACGATGAAAGAAAAAATTATTTTTATCTTTTTTGTATTTTTATTTATGTCTCTTGTTTCATTGTCCTTACTTATTGTAGCAAATGTTTCAAAGAACTTTTTTATACAGCGTATACAATATGCATATCGCATGTTATTAGCTTTTTATAGTAAGTCCAAGTTAACATTATATCTAATATGTAAATTATTTTCAGTTAGAAACTCTATATTAGCAGAGTTGATATTTACAATATATGTTTTTATGTATAAACATTATTATCAGGATTATGAAAACTGGGGATATGATACAGCGTTATTTCCCAACGGTAAAGGAGATTTAGCAAACTTATATTTGTGGATTATAATAACACGACCAATCAACTATAACCTTGCCGCACAAATCTCTTATGATGAAAAATCCCAATCTATCATATATCTTGGTACATGTTTCAAAGGAATTCGTTATCATATAAATCAACAAGGTGCGCTTGTTATTAAACCTAGTGATACAGGTGAGTGTAGTTATGCAGAATTTCTCAAGCTACACACTAAAATCTATCAAGAACTTTATAAGCTTGATAAAGAAAAGTGTATGTGGTTGATTGATAGAAGAATTATACTAGGTTTATAGATACCTAAACCAACCAAAGCGTTTTCTCATTTTAGTATAACCAAAGTTATGTTGGTGTAGGTATGCTTCTTTCTCAAATGATGTAGCAATGTATGCTACATCCCAGCTTTTATATATAATACATTTAATTAAGAACTCTATAACATACCATACATAGAAGAAAAGAATTAAGCATTCCTTCTGTTGTTCTATATGAATGTATTCATGATTTAATATAATATCTCTATGTTTCGGATCTATTTGATTAAATTTTCTCTTATTAATAAAAATAAATGGAAATAACGTTATTCCTAGATACTTAAAACATGAGGGGAAGTTAACTGTATATATGTATACTTTCATCGTACTTGTACCTCAATTAGATTTTTTACTGCTATATCAATTTCTTGTAATATGCTAAGTATATCATTAGTAAATACAAATGCTTTAAAAATGATTTCAGGATGCTCAAACATGATGTAAATATTGCGTAAATCTACTGGTAATAATAGTATACTTTCGTTTTCACACAACTTTAGTAATTCTGAAAATAATTCAGATGTTTCCATTACTTGTATTGCACTGTCAAGATCAGCTGTATACATGATAGCTGTATTAGTTTTATCTACAGGTGTTTGATTTCTACTTGGTATATATACAGAAGTATTTTCTGGGAATGTATGCTTAAACTGTTCTAATGTTATGTTTAGATCTTCTACATTTGGAATAATAAGATCACATATAAAGATAGCAGAATTATCTGTTATCTCAACCTTCCAAGAATCATTTTGATACTGTGTATGTAGTTTTTGTGTTAGTAGCTCAAAAGGTGCAATTGTTGAAGGTAATGTATCTAGAAGTTGAATATAGCTATCTACATCAATAATGTTGCTAAGTAGCTCACCTACAACAGTCTTAATAACTTCAGGTGATATAATATTTGTAGTAGTATCACAAGCAAGTTTAAGTAAAACACGTAAATCTTTATGATCTTTAAGTGCTTCACTATTAGCTAACATGTCTTTCAATGATTGATCTGGGTTGCACTCAAGAAAGTAGTGTATAACTTCTTCATTTACAGCAGCAGGTACATTTAGTATAATAGTAACAAGATTTGAAGGTTGTGTAATATCTAAACTTTTAAGATAGTTTACAATCTCCCTTCCTTGGTCGTCAAACTCAAAGTTTTCGTTTAATATATCAATCACATATTCTACTAAATCAGAATCTGCATGCTGATCTATTGTCTCAAGCAACCCTGCAGGTATTAACTCTGGTGCATTAGTTAGTTCATATTCATACCCATATTCTTCAAGGTAGTCCCTTGTTATTTGCTCTAATATGTCTTGCTTAGTTGGTAGATTCATTACTATCTCCTATATATAAGTTATAGTATTCAGTAACTTATATCAAATCTTGTAATTCCAGGTGGTTTTTAAGTGTATTACCTATATAACTTCTTATTATGTTAGTTAGATAACAATCAAGAAAATAGTCAATAATTTCTGCGCTCAGAGCAGCTATACATATTTCTTGTCCGCTAGATACATGCATTGTTATCTCCTATATTATACATAAATATAGAATTATAATTATAAATGTTAATAGTTGAGATAGAGCTAGTTTGTGATATAATACTTATTTAAGCGCTTGTTATTTCTATATTTATATATGATTGCATGAGGATTAGAGATGAACACAGAACCGATTTCTTTCTTTGAAATTGCTTATTTAATACGAAAGATACGAGAATGGGTATTAACGCAGAATATTGAAGCAATATATGGTGTACCACGTGGAGGGTGTGTACCTGGTGTTATGCTAAGCCATATTACAGGATTACCTTATCTACCTACACTTGATAGTACTTCATATACGTCCATATTAATTATTGACGACATTGCTGATTCAGGTAGAACCATTTCTTTATTAAAAGAGATGTATCCAGCATATCCTATTGTAACGCTATATAGGAGATATAATTGTCCCGTACATGTTGATTTCTATGGTAAAGAGGTTAATCATGACAAATGGCTTGTCTTCCCTTGGGAAAATTTTTAGTGTAAGGTATATAAATGAACGTATCTGATTACATACTACTATTTGCAGAAAATTTTTTGTCTTATGATATTCATAAAGATGCTATCAGCGATCTACCAGAAATTGTATACAAGTTAGTTGTTAACAAAGTTAGGTTTAAGCCAGATAAGGACAATATAATTAGTATTGCGCAATCATATCCACATCTTGTAGAAGATTTATTTTATACGTATTCCAGAATAGTTGGAGTTACTACATTATTGAATCAGCTTGAAACCGGTAGTATGTATACAATACCTTCTCTCAGAGAAGCAGCAAAAGAAGTTGCACAAAAGAAAATTGTACCGTATGTTGTTAAACATATTGATAACTATCAAGGAGAACTATTTGAGTATGAGTGATGCTGATTACATTATGCGATTTTTCAACATGTTTAGATCTAACGTATTAAGCAACTATCGTATTGCAACTATGTTTGCGAACGTAAAGCGTAGTATTGTTACAAGAATACTAGAAGAATATCAGCAACAACCTTTTGAAGTAAGACGAAAGATACAAGATGAAGTTGTAGCAAAAACTAACAACTTTTACGCTGATGCAGCAACACAGATTTTTAAGTTATATGTTGCAAAAACATCTCCTTCACACACTATTGCAGTATGTAAAGAGAAAGAAGAACCTAATTATAGTGTTTTTGAGAATATAATGAATCAACTACAAGAAGCTATATATACTAAGATAAAAGAGTTAATAAAAAGAAATCTACCTGTATACATCAAAGAGACGACTGTGACGAATGAAGAAGGTTGGTTTCCTGAGCCGAGGTTAAACAGAAAGAAAAAAGTTGTAAGAGATGCGTTTTAATACTCCTAATATCTAAAGGTGTGTATGAGAGATTTGTTGAAATGTATTACTGCTAGTTTAATTACTACACTAAGTATATTCTTTTGTACATCATTTGCACATGCTCCGTTACAACAGACGCTTCATGTAAGAGTTACAGCATATTGCCCTTGTGCAGAATGTAATACTAAGAGATGGGAGAACAAAAGTGCTACACACTTTCTGTTAACTGCTTGGT